ATCTCCACGTTGACTGGATATCGGTCAAGCCATCTAAGGAGGTGTGCAATATCGATACCTCCTCGAAATTCGTCGATAACAACGTTTTTCTGACCACGGTATCCACACCAGAACTTGGTTCGCGGGTCTTTAGGATATGCATCGGTGGATGCTTCTTCCCATGCTCTTTGAGACTTTCCTGTCCCAGTAGGACCATGGAATACGTTGCATGTTCTAATAATTCCAACCGGTTTTGCAAAATCTGACTGGATAGTTCTGATAGTCCTATAATTTTGTATACGGATATTTGCCGGGATTGACATGATATCTCCTTTGGTAGCTGACTCCCAAATGGCGTCCCACTCGACTCGGTTGTTTCGCTGGAACGGCTTGACACCGTACTCGAACTGGGACTCTCCGACTCGAGTATCTTCTTTCCAGACATAGTCCGACGCAGCATCGGACTTTGTGAGCTCGGCATGGACTCCTGGGAACATTCTTTGAAGAGTTCGTTGTGATGCTTTCTTGCTGAACGCAACGATGACTTGCCAATGTAAGAATCCTCCTTCTCCGAGTTCTTTCTGACCCTTAATCCAGACAAGTCCTGGTAGTAGGGTCGGCTCGTCGGGGTAGGAGTTACAGGAGATTGTAAGGATCCAAAATATTCCTTGTCTTCTGTTCGCCATGACATTTTAATATTTAATAATTTCTTGAGGAAAAAAATAAACTTCATTTATAAACAACTACGGATAAATGTGAGGATAAATTAAAGGGGGATAAATTAGGAGGATAAATAGCCGACGAGTTTTTCCATCCGGCCCGGGTGGAAAAATCAGGCTATTTATCCTCCTAATTTATCCACCGGCACCATGAGTTATAATGACTAAACATGACTCATCGCCCTAACAACCTAACCTATGAGTAACATGCCGCATCCCCGCCCGAAGCGGGGGCAGGCCCAGTCCCCGCCCTAGTGACCTAACCCTAGGCGTGGTGTCAGTAAGCACTTTAAAGGTTCCCTTTTCTCTTAAAAGAAAACGAGAACCTTAGTATTACTTACTGACACGGTTCTCTAATTCTCATTGGTTCTCAAAAAAAAATATATAGTCAAACGTTTATTAAACATTCAAAGTTAGTGCATCTACTGCTCCAGTGTCCTCGTTAATTTGCTGTTGGTTGGCCGGTGTACCTGACCCAGCTAGATTGATTGCAGCTAATGCCAGGCCTAATCTTCCAGCGTTTCCACTCACACTGCTACACGTATATTCGTTGACCGTAACCATGCCAACACGGGTTTCTGAAAACGTAGGTACATTTGCCCCCACGGTCTTGTCGATAACTACTTGACCTAACCAAACTGGCATCACAAAGACGGTAAGGCCAGGCATAAACCGACTTCCTTCAATGACGTCGGTTGAGACTGCGTCGTTCTTAAAAAGCTTGTTAACTTTAAAAGTTCCGTTAACAATCTGATGTGATCCTGCTGCCAGTTGGATCTTTACGACTTTAAGGATCTTCCACATTTTGTGGAAGGAACTGTTACGTAAAGGTGTCTCGTAGGGAAAGTTACGGTTAGTCGATCCTGAAACACCTATACTGCTTCCTGCACCAGGGAAAGTGGTAGCAGCGAAGGAGTGTCCCATTTGAAGGGCAGCATTAATCCATGCTTGCCCTGGGGTGGTGGTTCCATGAACGCGGGGTGTTAGATAGTAGACCCAACCTGTTTGGTCTGCATCTGTAAATGAAGCGAAGGTCGTTTTCATAGTGAGGGTTTTGACGACAAAACGGTCGGTTAGGGGGGTTACTACGGAGGGGAGGATGAGGGATCCCGTATTTGTTAAATACGGGTTCAATTGTTGGATTGCTGTGAAGTTCTGGAGGGTGTTGTAAGCTGATCCTGAAGAGGTACGGTACTGATCTACGGTTCCCATAGCAAACGCATCGTTAACTGCTTGACGTCCAGCTACGTCAAATAAGGTGACTTGATGGGTTTGCGTATAGTTCCATTGTCCAACGTCGTGTTTTGGGACTTTACGTTTTAAAACAACTGTAAATTTAACACTGCGAGTTCCGTCGGTTGTTGTATGTGATATGTCTTGCTTGTTCTTTGCAAGTCCAAAGCGTTGAGCGTTCTTGTTTATTCTTGCTAAGGCTTTGACAGGCATCTTGGTTGTTTTAGCACGTTTGTTTGACTTCCCATAAGTCTTGGTGCCTCGTTTACGTTTTAGTGGAACAGGTGCCATGTTTTGTTTTGATTTGGTAAAAGTTTTAGAAAGTTGATACGCCTTTCTAGCACCTTTTAAGTTCCCAGTTATATAGCCCAACGTTGTTGCGCTCAAATCTTGTAAAAAAGGCATTAAAAAAGATAAGTTCAAGTTAGGAGGATTTTATTAAAATGCAACTACAACTAATCTTCTTAATAACGCTCCTAGTGTTTCTGGATCAAGCTCAGGGTACCACAATTCGGGTGAAAGGTTCGACGTAATCCAAATTGTTTCTGCCAACAGACACACGCTAGACCCTTTAATCTCCACGTTGACTGGATATCGGTCAAGCCATCTAAGGAGGTGTGCAATATCGATACCTCCTCGA